GGATGCAGTGGTATCACGATAGATACGGAAACGCTTCTTGGAGAGACCACGACCATTATCAAGGATCAGGAACAGCGGATACTCACCGTTGGTTCCGATCGGATTGGTATGCTTGTTTGCTGCAAGGAACGTAGTAGCAAACTGGTTAACATCGTTACCAGAGAGTGCTACAGTCTTGAGAGCAAAACCGATGTTTACGTGGTTCTCATAAACAATTGCATTATCATCAGGATCGCCATTCGGCAGATACTGAGGAGTGGTTGTGATCTTGTTCGTGACCTGATCAATCCACAGGCCCTTCTTAGTAACAGGATCTACTTTCTGCTTACGGGTATTGGTAACCTTAGCAACGACACCGACGTTAGCAAGCGTAGCATCTTCTGCAACTACTCGCTTAATCGTCAGATAACCACCAGCGTCGATAATGTTGGCAGCCTGAATGATGGCCTGGCCATGACGATAGAACGAAGGAACTTTACCATAATATTTATAGAAGTCTTCGCCGAACACCTTGCCCTTCCACTCTTCAGGTCCCTTATCGGCCGAAGTGACTGTCATAAATATGGGGCGATCAACGCCGTCTTCAAGAGGAGCTTTTAATTCCTCGATCTGACTCTGATCTTCCCAGATAATACTTACTCCAGGAGCTGGCATATCTATATCCTCCTTTAATTATTTTTTAAGCCAGTTTTAATAGCTTGATTTCAGTTCAGAACTATCCCTTATTCTAAGCCCTCTTAGCTTACAGTGCGTTCTGATTTATAATAATGTTACCCATAGCCCTATGAGTAGAGAGGGCCTAGAAGCCCTTTATATGGTGGAAATAGATGTATCGTTTATCAAAAAATAAAGAGTAAGAGCCTAAGCTCTTACTCTGTTTTTACTCATTTGATAACGTACCAGTCTGTCCAACGAGGACTTTCTCAAGAGCACTCTCTTTCGGATGCTCATTCATCATAGCATACAGAATAGACTCATCGAAGTCTTCTGACAGAAGTGCTGTATATGGGGATATAAGCTTAGATACTCCCTTAAGAGACATAGATTCGTAGTCATGAAGGTTATCGCTTTTACCAAGTCTCCATGGGATATTGGTATTGTCTTTAGCCCTACATACCTCTGATAATACAAACCCAATGACCTGATTAGTGATACCATAAGAGAAACCATTCAGTTTAGTAGCATTCAGTACGTACTCATACAGCTTATCGTATGGAATGGTATTGATGATGAACCCTAGGATAAAGAAGAGGTTATTCATCTTCTCTACGTTTCCTATGAACTCTACAAGAGAGGTAGATACCATCAGTATATCATCTTTCTGGTATCTAAAGACCCTATAATCCATTTCGGGAGTATAGTCTTTGAGTTTGATCTGTTTAACCTTCTCTATGGTATATGGTTTGGTAGAGAACATCGTTGGGAGATTGAATGCTCTTAAGGGTTCTGTCTTACCAGTCTTGAGATCTTGAATCGTATAATCAAAGATACCAAGTAGGTTGATATACTCTCCCTCTTGTTCTGCTATATTTCTATCGAAGTACTTCTCTGGTACATATGCCAACAACTCTTTATCTTTAAGGGTAAATACTAAGGAACCATCTTTGTTCTTAGCAGTAAACTCAGAAGCCGATTTATACGCCATGATAGACCTCCCTCTTTTTCTTATGATGATGTCGCCCATGTAAAGATTGCAGTCATTTGTATACTATAGTCATAAGGAGGTATTTGTTATGAGTTTCATCAGAAAGATCCGTAAGAATAAGGTCAAGAATCACTTCTCCAGTCTGTTTCCTATAGCAGCATCTGGCATGAAGCATCACCACCATCATGGGCACTGTGACTGTGCTGAGTGCAACCATGATCACCACCATGAGGAAGAAGAGGAAGTAGTAGAGTTAGATGGTACCAAGAACTCTTCAACTACAGTATAAACCCTTCTCTATATGAGGAGGTTTTATAAACCTTATATATGGAGGGAGTAGACTGATGATACAGTCGAAATCACTAGGGTCTACCAAGCTACTATATCGGAAAAATGATATAGTATCATTGGACCTTGTAAGTAGTAGTTTGATAGGCCAATCACCACAGTAGGTTAGTTCCTACTGTGGTGCATCCCTTCTTTATTTTTTATCTTCAACGTCATCGAATAGTACTATAAGAGCATCCATACACTCTTTGGCTTTGCCTATAGGAGATACACCAGCCTTAATGTTTCTCTCGATCATTTTCTTACCAAGATCATTCTTAGCATGTACATCAGCACCATGTTTAGCTAATATAAGAGCAGCCTCATATCCTGCATGTTTACATGCATGAACAAATGCCCATCCTTCATTGAGTCTAGGATTTGCTTTGAGTTCATAGATCATATATCTTATGAGATCAGGATTGCCTGTCTTGGCAGCTTCTCCTAAGCCTTCTCCATTACATAGATTACCATACTCTCCATAATGAGGTGCTATCTTATGGTTCTTCATGAAGTCTATGATGCGTTTAAAAGCTTTGTATCCTTTATCATTAGTGGAGATACAAGACATGGCCAGTACATCAAACTCATAAGTCCTTCTCTTCTTATTAGAGTTCCAATTGAGGAAGGTGTCTAATACCTTAAGTACCATCATATCAGGTATAGAAGTGATAGGAGCAAAGATGGATACTATCTGAAAGTCTATAACCTTAGGGTTAGAGTCTATGATGTAGTTTATAGAGGTTATGTCATCTTTATCGATAAGCATACTCCATAAGTTAGGATTTAGGAGTAGATCTCTATCCTTAACAGCATACTGTTTCTCTTTACCTTCTTCATAGATGAGGTCATTCTTACGGATCTTATATTTAGACAACATATGTGCCCAGAATTGATCATCAGACACTAGTGACTTAGTAGCCATATAGTAATGCACTCCTAACGTTTGTATGATATATAAGTAAGTGTTTAATGATTGCATATCTCTAGAGGAGGAAACAATATGTCAACAGTTCCAACTACAAGTACTATGATGAATATGAGTGATGTAAACTTTGCTAGAGAATGCATAAGACTAGCAGAAGAACGTATAGAACTCTATAAGAAGATAGGACCTGGTGCTCAGCCTGCTATAGACTTATGTGAAAAGGAAATCAAAGAGAATGAAATGAAACTCGAGTTTGCAAAGCAGATTGGTTTGATTGAATAGTATATAGGAAGTTCACACTACTCGTATAGTTATATTTTTTATAGGATGATCCCATGGAGTAATCTCCATGGGATGCTCTTTGAGAAAATATGTTAGAGAATTAGAATTAGAGGATCATCTATATGTCTTACCCTTGGTAATTAAGGATCTGGCTTAAGTACAGGTGGAACTCTCTCAATAGGAGCAGTTCCCACGTTAGTGGTCATATTACCACTATTCATGTTGTTGAAGATAATCAGGTTATCCGACTCAGGCGGCCATGTAGGAACCTTCCGAGAAGTATGTACGTTAATTCTGTTAAGAGCAGACTGATCTGGGTTAACAGATGGGTGTACTCCCTTGGTGAGAGGAATCGGATTAATAGTAGAAGGTACTATTGTTCCACCAGTGGTCTTACCATTGATAGTAGTACCATTGCTAAGAACACCACCCTTAACAACAGCTCCTACAGTAACCCCACCAGACTTTACACCACCAATTACGGTTCCACCAACAACTACGCCACCAGTGGTAACAAGTTTATGGTGTTCATCCTTCTTAACAGTTGTGCCACCCTCAATGGTGTAAGATTTACCATTAATGATACCAACAGCAGTACCACCATGTGCTTCTCCACCAGTAGTGGTTCCCCCAGTGGTGATATTACCATCAGTAACTCCACCAATGGTGACCATATCATCTCCAGTTATCGTGGCATTGTATACAATGCTATCATCCAGAGAAGGATCCAAGAATGTACCCTTAGTGGTCTTACCACCACGGATCAAAGTGTTAACAATGATGACATTAGACAGTACTGCACCCTTAATGGTAGCTTTAGTAGTAATATTGGTCTTCTCTTCTATTGTACCATCTACAGCACCAGATCTAACCATAGCAGACAAGATCTTACCACGTTCAATGGTACCACCAATGGTATCTCCATTGATTACCATAATCTCATGATGTTTGTTGTTCTCACCCTTAGCGAGACCATCAAGAGTATGGCCATCTACTACTCCATCTACAATGTCACCAGAAAGGATATTTCCATTGGCATCCACTTCTGCATTGGTAACTACAGCATTTGTGATGTTTCCGATAGTAGTACCATAGAGATGAAGACTATTAGCAATCGTAGTATCCTCATTCGAGTATGGTACGTACTTACTCAATCCTCTGATCTGATCATTCTTGATAATAATTGTCTTGTTGCTATACTCTACTGAGCAATCAATCTTGATCTTGTAGAAGTTATATTTGTTATCTGCATCATATACCTTCCACATATCTGCTACTTTACCTACACACTCGACAAGCTGTCCGTTCTCTAAGTAAGTAAAGTTGTAGATATTTCCAACCTCAAGATCCACTACCGTATCAGCAGTCTCATCGTTGTATGAGAATTTGATAGACAGACTAATCTTTGCTTTAGCTGTAACACCAGTAAGGATAGTACGAGCAGCAAAAGCAGGACTAATCTGAAGAGGACCGTTAGGATTATACAGTCCCTGCTGATTACCAGGAATGACAGCAGAACAATGGCTCAAATGATAATATGGGCGATACTGTTCTATATCATACCAAGCCTCTGTATGAGGGTTGGGAGGTGGTAATGGTGGTCTATGGTTAAAAGCAATGTTGATGTTGCTTCCGAAGTGCGTCGGATCAATATGAGCACAACATTTCTGCTTCATGCATTATTCCCCCTTTATAGATTTACATAGATGTGGTATGGAGGCAAATTGTAGGAGGTATGCTCAATGCGAGCATACCTCTTTGTTGATTTGGTTCACTTGTTAAATAGTGGCACTGTGGGGAGATTATGTAAAAGATAGGATCTTTCAGAACTCCCAATCGTGATAGGTGGATCCCCAGCTTACGTGTTCACTATTTAAGGTAGTGATGGTGTTATAGAGGGTTTCCAAAAAGTAAACGACGTGTGTCTTTTGAACTTCGTGTTTATGGAGGTTCTCAACTAATCCCTTATGCTTGACTTGATCTCCCATATTACCGAAGATTTCATTCTCTCTACCTCGTTAACTTTTATTATCTGTATGTATAGGTTCATCAATGTCTAATTCATCGATAGATGGTTCATTTACTCTATACAGATCATCTTCGGTAGCATTCTTCAGAGCTTCAGAGTAAGTTTCATTCAATCTAGATACAAGATTGACGATAGGTTTTGCATACTCTTCTAGTTCTGGATGCTCTTTCAATGTATCAGGAGGAAGGATGCTGTTACAAGAGATATTCTTGGCAAAGCATACTACAAACCACATAGCTGGATAGTCTATTACTGCTATCTTCTTAGCATACGTAGATAACAGAGCTGTTAAGAGTAGGCCACTATATTTGTTGTTAGCTCCCTTTTCATCTCCATATGTGACAAGCATGGTATTAATAAGCATAGGAAGAGTGCTGAATGTAGGCATATAGTCTAACTTGAGCACATATGGAATCCTATAGAGATCGTCAAACATTCTACCTACCCTTATATGGTTAGCAATAGTCTTAACCAAGTTGGGTTTGGTATCTAATAGTACCTCTAATCGAGTAATCTTACCTCTTAACCCACTAGCTTCTTCAAAAGAGTCTACCATTCGTTCTACAAAGTTCTCTCTACGGAACATCAATCCAGGTCTGATCTTATCAGTTACTTCAGCTGATTCTTTGAAGTACTTTATGATCTCAAACCTATCTACGTTGCCGGAAAAGAGAAACTTTCCTATCAGTTCAGATACTTCTCCCTTTATAAGCTCTTTGAAGATACCACTTGAGGACTCTTCAAGTTCGAGTTCTTTCATATAAATTTCTCTCCTTGTAAGATTAGCTAGGAGTATTCAGTTGAGCCATAGCCTTGTTGTAGTCAATAGCTTTCTGGAGTTCCAATCTGATAGCAACAATCATAGATCCATAGAGGATATCATTGAAGAGCAGAGAATTGAACCGAGAGAAGAGTGGAATCACTGGTGTAAGAGTAGTTTCAAACACATTAAGGATAGCGGGTTGATCCCCATAAGTATATCTAAAGATCCTATGATCAGGAACATGCATACTATTAGCAAGGTTCTTCAGCACAGTAGGAAGGTTGGCAGCAATAGTTGCCAATGCTTCATCATCACTGAATGCCATATTGCTATATACTGTGGAGACATCCTTGTTCTTCTTAAGGGCCTCTAGTCCCATATTAGTATAGATATCAGTCTTCTCATCCATAAGAAGTTTAGCATAGAACTGAACAATATACTGATTAAGCTTAGCTACAAAGAAGTCATAGTAGTAGAGGGCTACCGTAAACATGTCGATATCATCAGGCTGTGTAAAACGAAGCTCATATCGTTTACAGATGATATCTACGATAGTCTGATATGCCTCTGCTCTAGAGAGGTTGATATTGTCTATATCTGCAGGATATGTTTCATAGAGCTGTTTGAATGCATTTTCAAACGATGAGACTACATTAGGACGCGGGATCGTATCAAAGTTGTTGAACAACTGTTGAAGTGTATCCTCCACGATATCCATAATGTATCCCGAGTCAAACTGAGACAAGATCATAGAGATCTGCCCATTGGCCTGGATCTCATAGACCTTGTCGTTGGTGAGAAAGTTAAGCATATATTATACACCCCATATCTTCATATATAAAAATTTATAAGTGTGTACTCAAGAGGGTTATAAATAAAAAAAGAAAGATGGGTAGATAGTTCCATCTTTCTCTTCTAGTTTCTCTTAGAACTGGCCAGGACCAGGAGGGAAGATGGGAAAGATATTCCCTTCATCATCCTCAATGACGAATTGACCCATAGGTTGGAAGCCCATAGGCTTCTTCTTCTCTTTCGGATCCATTCCCTTGATAGAGAAGTCTTCTCCGGTAATAAGAGCAAATGCCTCATCAGGAAGTGATTTCACATCCTTATTCTGCATTAGACGGCGAGATTGCTTGATGACAGACTTCTCAAAGATACCTCTGACAAATCGTCCATTAGCAAAGTCCTTAGCCCCACGCTCTTTCTGGATCATAGCCTTGAGTTTCTCAAGATACTCATCAGAGAGTTTATACTTGTGGTGATCAGCCTGAACCTTGGCAATCTCCAAGAGCTCTTCATCCGAGTAATCAGGGAAGTCAAGATAGAAACCAATACGAGACTTCAATCCTGGATTGGATGCAATGAACTGTCTCATAGGTTCTTTGTATCCAGCAAAGATGATGATAGTCTCATCTCGTACGTCAGGTTTGTCCATATAGTTGACGAATGTATCAACTGCCTCTTGCCCATAGCTATTGTTACCACCCTCATTAGCAGTAAGAGAATATGCTTCATCAACAAAGAGTATACCACCCTTTGCTTTCTCAATAGCATCTCGACAGAGTTTGGACGTCCATCCGACATACTTACCGACAAGATCATCTCTAGCAACTTGGTGGAGATTAGCTGTAGGAAGCAGTCCCTTAGAATGAAGGATTCTTCCAAGCTGTCTAGCAACAGATGTCTTTGCTGTACCTGGATTGCCCATGAAGACCATGTGCTTAGAGATAGGAACAGGAGGAAGATCTTTCTCCTTTCTGATCTCTACCAACTGAACGAATGATGTGAAGTCCTTGATCTGTTCTTTGATAGTCTTCAGACCAATCATCTTCTCTAACTCAATCTCAGACTGGGTTTCATCTGTATTGGTCTTATCCTCATCGTAGTCGAACATAGACCCAAATTCAGACCTATCAAGAGTCTCTGCCATCATACTGGAGATAGAAGCTGCCCTATCTTGACGCTCCATCTCTTCTTTGATAGCATCTGCGCCGCCCTTTTCATAAGCGGCTTTGAGCTTCTTGTTCCGTACGGTATTGAGTTTTCTCTTGAGTTTGGAGAAGTATACCGTGCCTTCAGCATCAGTTCTCCATTTGAAGTCAATAGACTCTCTTACCATAAACTGGAACTCATAGAGAGACTTAAATACAGGATCAGACTGAGGATGATCAATGACCAAATCCTTGAGATCTTTCTCAAAGTCCTTTATACCGAGTTTGCTCTTGTTCTCAGTATACTTGTTCTGTTGGAAGAAGTGTTTATCCACATATGCTCTTCCGAGATCCATAAGGATATCGTCAGAAAGGATAGTAGGACTTAGCTCTGTACATGCTATGGAGATATTATCTGCCAAATCAAAGAACTGCTCAACTAGATAGTTGTCCTCATATGCAATAGTATCACTATACGCAATGATGACATTCATACTTCTGCACAGATTGTTGATCATCTTGTTGATATCATTGATGACATCAAGCTTCCCACCTGCTTTACGGGACTCAATGACTGTATTGACCACATCTCTGATGACAACAGTCTTTGTAGCAAAGTCAAGAGAGTCATCCGTATCCCCGATATTATAATCAGTCATACGGCGATCAAAGTCAAGATCGATATTCCTCTCAGTATCAAGCTGTTTACGTGCCTCAGCAGTAAGATTCTCAGCCTGTTCCTCTTTGGTAGCATTGATATTGACCAAGAAGTGATTCGGGATATCAATATAGAACACGATTGTACTACCCTTGAGCTCTCTCAGAAGCATACCAAGTTTGATGAAGATAGACTTATCATTCTTACCAAGGAAGAGAGTATCCATTACATCCAATACATAGTAGTTGTTGGATGTAAGCATACCTTTCTTTCTAAGAGTGGGAATGAGCTTAGATGCAACAGTATGGATAGCAGTTCTATTAGGAACCAGAGCCTTATAGAATCGATTAAAGGGTCGATTAGAGTTATCGACAAACTTCTTCTCAATTCTCTTGAGTTCTTTGTCTATACCCTTCTTAAGAAGAGCCTTGTACTCCAATTCCTGATATCTGTATACCAGGTTATCATCAAGAGTACCATCTTTACGATAGACATTACCTCCAGTGATGATAAGGTTGGTAGGAAGTACGCAGTCGCACCACAGCTTCATCAGAGCAAGAAATCTTCCATGATACATTGCAGGTACGTCATTGTACTTGTTCTCCATACCCATCACATCATGGGGATCACTATCTGGAATCAGATAGTCGTCCTGTTTATAGCAGTACAGAATGGTTGCAGCTGCCTCACAGAATGTGACTTCATGTATAGAAGCCTTTGTAGTGAATACAGGATTGAGGATCCTAAAGCCTTTGAGCTTCCCTTTGATATCTTTGAGCAGTTTATTCCAATCTACTCCACCACTTCTGATAAGCTGATAGGTTCCGATTACCTCTACAATCAGATTTACAGAATTGAGTTCAATAGTAGTAGGAAGGAATGAGATCATATCCTTCTTATATGCCTTATCCAGCTCATGTCCGATGAACTTGACAAGATTTCTTCCCTCCTCTTTGGGAAGAATGTTGTTATCGTAACCAGAACAGTCCAGTTCGATGTTGATGTTTGCTAATAGCATTGTTATAACAACTCCTTTTCCTTTTATACATGGTGCCTTATGTGTCCATAGTCATAGATATAGTATATAAATACTCGTCACATTAGAAGATCCTCTAGGGAAGATCCCTAGAGGACTTATTTGTCTTTTGATGAGGATAACTTTATATATGTCTCTGTCTCAGAGATCAGGTTAATATCATAAGATCTGTAATCTAATGGGTCATACCTAACATGCTTATTCATGTAAGAGATATAGTTATATATACTCTTACCATGCTTGATTCTATATATAAGGTTCTTTATACATGTAGGAAGGGCCACATTGATGTAGTCAACGAAGATATGGATGCCAGATATAGCAGATAGATGAACCAACTTGTTCTCATCTGTCATATCTTTATATACGTCAGCACAGAAGTCTCTATATACATCTTCAAATCCATTGACCTCTTGCATCCATCTTCTCTTTCTAAGATAGATCAAGAAGTTCATGTATTCATTATCACTATCTCTATTGACGCATGGGTAGGTTCTTATTATCTCATCTATAGCATTCTCTATATCCTCATCTGTCTTTACTTCTCCGGTATAGACTTCCCAAGAGATCTTTAACGTATCTTTGAAGATCTTATATCCACCAAGTGTATCTAAGAATGTACTATATATAGCACGCAAGTTAGATATACGAGTGGTTAAACACTTATAGAACACACTATGTGTATCTTCTATCTCTTTGTATATATCTAGAATGGTATAAGCAACGTATAGATCCACTACTTACTCCCCTCCTAACCATAGTTACAATAGCCTCACCCTAGTGTTTTTAGTTTTCTCAGAAAATATTTCCCTACAGCATACTAGCTGTAGGGAATATTGTATAGAGTTATTGTACTGCATCGTCCTCTGTCATAGATGCTGCAGAGCCTAAAATGATGCCATTGCTATCCATCATAGCTCCACCCATAGTCATATATACAGAATCCTTATTAAGCTCTGTATAATCTTTATTGAAGTCCAAGAAGAGAGAGTTAGGGATAAGGTTAGAACTCTGTGGTCCTACAGTATCTCCTACCTCTGCTATAGAGAGATCATCTGCTGGTACTCCATACTTTCTAGCATATGCTTCTCTCATAACAGGATTCTGAAGCATGATCTTCAGTCTATCATTCTCTTTCTTTCTTTGAGCTGCCATGAACTCATCAAGCATCATTCCTTTTGCTTTATTGAGTTCAGCCATATCAGATTCGAACTTATCATTCTCATCTTTAGTAGCATACAGAATCTCTTCTGTAATATCACCAAAGTCTTCAGATGTAGCCAAATCTACGATATCATCTACAGCTTCTTCTGTCTTGATACCAAACTTCTCGATACCAAAGGTTTCTCTAAGGTTCTTACCTTCATACCATACATACATGGCCATTAGATAAGAGAAGATTTGGTCATCATGGGTTAGATCAGAATGTTCTACCTTACCATTCCTCTTAACCTCTAACCCTCTAAGTTCTTGATATATTGTGGGAGAGATGAACTTATCTTTATGGAGTCTCATTCTCTCTTTAAGAATCTCAATGAGTGTATTACGAACGACGTTTGTAGAATGAATACCAAATACTCTTGTCTTGGTCTTCTTTACTTTCCTAACGCCATTCTCTATAGTCTCTTCTAACTCTCTATCTTTAATTTCATAATAGAGGTTTCTCTTAACTCTAGTCTCTTTGAGCTTTGCTATAACCGATAGACCGTAACCTTTGTCTTTAGATAAGGCGCAACTCTTATCCCTAGGTCGATTCCTATGCACTCCCATTACAGGACGTGAAGAGATCATTTGTCATCCTCATTTCTGAGGCCAGGATTTTTCTTCTGCCATTTGCTTGCAGTTCTACATTCCCTCGTCAAGGGCTGATCGTTGAACGTACTCCATATATACATACTTAGGAGTTTCGCTGCTAAAGTGAGGAAATCCATCAACTTTTTAATCTATCACGCTTATCCTTTCGGATTACGTTGTAGCATGATGGCTCTAACCCTCTGTCAAAGCAATTAACACTGTTGAAACGTAAAGATCACTCTCTACGCTGAGATTGCTGTCGCTACTCCATTACGCTCTATATTGACTATAGCATTCGGCATCATATTGATGACTATATACTCTATGACTCTAGCAAGCTCTATGAGAGAGATAGTATTACATCTCAACTCAGCAAATACTCGAGTAGTTCTAGAGTCTACAAAAGTTAAACATGAAGAGTCTTTAGATACACCACCAGATGGGTCAACACCAATGATTGGTGGATACTTAGGAATCAAGTTGCTCTTAAGAGGAATCTCTTCAAAGATCTTCAACTCATACTTGTTGAAGATAAGGAAAGTCTTCTTTGGATTCTTGCAGAACTTCTTTACTGTATCGAGATCTTCTTTTGTAAATGGATTGTTTTCAGATTCATCAGACCACTCTAACAAGTACTCGCGTCTGATAAGAGGCCAATCCCATTCTGCTCCCTTGGCCTGATCATAGAACCACTCTTCGGAATAGCCCAGTTCTTGGTAAGTAAACTGAAGATGAACAAAGGTTGATAGTCTGTTAGAGGTAATAAGATCTATAATCTGCGGATAAGTTAGATCATACCATCCCTCATTGAACTTTGTAGCATTGTTGATAACCTTATATGCATACTTACCCTCTTCTGTGGTTAAGAATCCTGGGGTTGTAGTATATAAGATACCATATGGGACATTATTCTTCTTGGCTATCTCAACAGCCTTACTCATAGCTGGTAGCATGTTACCATATATAATCTTCATATAAGGAACGAATGCATACTCGTCGACCCATAGTAACGGGAAGGTCTGACCACGAAGCAGATTAGCAGCAGCTAACTCATTTCGTGCTTTAGCATAGGTTCTAAGCTTATTATGGTTAACAGCATGCTCCATGTAGATTGCTGTGTTAGGAACTTTGGTCTTCTTACCATTGACGATAGAGAATACAGCATCGAATCTAAGATAGGTAGGTAACAGATCTCGTATAGCTCTTATACGAGACAAGTTTTCTTTAGAGTCTTTGAACTCTTTGTTCAACAGAGAGATCTGAGAGTTCTGTGTTCTAAAGTTATATACGTAGGTATAGAAACATGCTGCACCAATGGTCTTACCAGTCTGACGAGGCATCAGTAGTATGGTATTGATATTCATTGTAGCTAAGTACAAGAATGCCATATTACCTCTGTTCAGCTGGAATGGGGACGGAGGACCAGATGATGGAACTCGTACTACTTCTCTTAAGTAGTACCAGAAGTTAACCCTACACTCTTGAAGAACTTTCATCTTATATGCTGTATTCAGATTAGGATCGTGTGGATCTATCTTTGCTAGATCTGGATCCAATAGAGCAAGCATAAAACGATGGTTCTTAACACCAATAGCCCTCAAGTAGTTACTCATCTCTATGAAAGACTTATTGGTGGTTGATTTATGGTAATAGATGGTAGAGTTAGGAATCTCTACCATCGGTGGGTTAACATTCTGTGGTGTGGATTGAGAATTTAGATTGACTGGCTGCATAGCAGACGGCAATACTATTCCCATACAATATCACATCCTTTGCTGACGACTTTAATTCGATGTCGCCAGCTAGGATTATGAGACAAAGCATAACTCAGTACTCAACTGCATACTATAAATATGAAAGGGTGGTCTTTGTATATGAGAAGAACTAATAAAGAGATCATAGAAGAGATGGAATCCAAGTATAGTAAGTTTGCTGAGTTTGCTGTAAAGACTTTCGTACTTTGTAATGGAGTTATCAATCCTACTTTTAGAGCAACTAATATAACCTTTGGTCCTAAAGATATCATGCGTACAGGAACTGTATTAGGGCAACAAGTATTCTCTAGGGTAGACATCAATCTATTCAATATCTTCACTCATTGCCTTAGAATGAAAGCAATTAGAGATGATCAAGTAAACGCAGTGATTATGAATACAGTAATACATGAGTTATCCCACTGTGACCAATATATAGACTACCTTAACCCATCTAAGAAGTATATGATGGCTATAGAGAATATAAACAGAGACTGGGTCATACAGTTTATAGTGAATAATAGAGAAGTATTGAAGAGGGAACTAGTAGACGTAGACTTTGATACAGCAATAAAGTGTTCTCCTCCTATAACGCATAAGCCAGATTGGCCTGAGAGTGTATATAGAAGTGTATTAAGTCCAGGAATGAAGATAGAGATGTGTCTGAATAAGATAGTGAATGATGATCTATCTGGTCTATTCAGATCTTGTAAGAATATAGACTTAGAATACAATACTTCTATAGGACAGAGGTATACTTGCCCTATGACTAGAAAGGGTAAATGGCAAGATATCTATCTTATAACAACCACTTTACAGAGAGCAGTAGATGAGTGCAGTAATTACATGTATATGGTGAAGTCATCAGAGAAAGAATCTGATCCAGTAACTATAGTAATCTCATCTATCATAGATAAACCTAGGATGGTATTAGCATAGAGAACAGAGAAAGGGATTAACCTCTTTCTCCTTTTCTTTTTTATTGTCTACTGTTCCCTTTAGCATTCTGGAAGTCATGTAGGTCTGAGATATGATACTTGATATCCTTGATCATCTCATCATATATAGCCTGTTCTTCCAGTCTACCATCTTTACATTCTATCTTTACAAGAGGTCTTATATCCTTACGAAGGAGGTTGTCTCTATTGCTATTCTTAAGGGTTGTATACCAGTTATCAATGCTGTTGAATAAGCTATTGTACAGCTTGTTTACATACAATACTTTATTTAGATCCACATCATTGGTATCTATAAAGCGTTTAGTCTTAGTATTAGGATCTAACTTCTTATCCTCTAGCTCTTTTACTCTGACCTCACAATGGGAAGTTAGAATCTTAATACCTGGATCTATAATGAATGTGATATCTGGCACAATATAGGCAGAATGGATAGAATACTTGTTACATACGGCTTTACCGTCTAATCTTTCATTAACCAGTAGCTTCTTATAGATATAATGAAGAAGTTCATATGGCCAGATAGGATATCCCTTAGATGTAGGAGTATCTAATGGGAGTTCTTCCATATTGATTGTATCAGCCATACACTTCAGGATCTCCGATACACGTACTTTATACTTATTATGCATAAGATAGCTACAATACTCTGTATAGAGTGCCATGTTCAAACCATTGTTTTCTAAGATACTATAAGCAACTGTAGACAATGCAGATCTATCCATAAGTACTATATGTCTTCTAGAGTCATCATGGATGATATCTCTAGTGAGATCATTGAATGCTGCCTTCATATTAAGTAGCATCTTAAACTGCATAATCATACTTTCATGACTAGTCTTATTTGGGATATCAAGATAGGATCTAATAGCCTTATACTCTGCGTGGTTGGCAGATGGAAGGGATAAGAGATGAATCTCTGTATTGATATTGGTCTCTTCTAACCACTTCTTTACCATAGAGATAGACTGAGTCTTACCAGCACCATCTGCACCTTCAAATGCAAATACATTTACTGGTAGATCTGTCGGTGAATAGCTATCTTCTGATCCTCTCTTTACGTATAACATGTATAGAACCTCCCTAAGTGATACAAATATCCTTTATAAGATGATCTACTCACTTTTAGACAAAGATATGGAGTATAGCCACTGCGCTATACTCCCTTTATGAACTTATATATTTAAAATAAGTCCGAGATTCCATTCATGATCTCTCGAGATACAGCAGTTTCGAGATTCAGATGAATCGTATCACCAAGACGTGTCTTCATACTAACCGTACGGTTATACGGATCATATTCCATAGACTCATAGAAGATATCAAAAGAATTCAGTACTGAACGGATATTGCTAGACTCGCTGAGAATGAAGTTATTGATCTCATTCTGAGTAAGAGGAGCAATGAAGTTATCATTGGTATCTACGCTGTTCCCATGTTCAGACAGGAAGTCTACTTCCTTCTGTTTGGAGAACATATTGGATCCCTCATCAATGATATACTTCTTTATACCATCCGAACCAGCAGATTCTGTAGTTACAAGCTTAGTCATATAAGCCTTAGAATGTGATGGGAAGTATACTCTATCATACGTAACAATCTGCATATTACGTACAGTAGCTCTACCATTCTCGTTCAACAGAGAACCAAGTGCTCTAAGAGATACAGATGGCTTCTGTCCATCTTTAAGATCATCATTCAATGAACGGCCGAGATCATTGTTGGTTCCTCTGAAGTGTCCCATAACATATGGACCATCCATCCAAAGCTTAGTATACCAAATCTGTTCACATTGGGGATCAATCTTCTGCTGACGAGCAAGGGACTTATCCAATGGATGTCCTGCTTCACCCTTAAAGTTACCAGTAGATACAAGTTCCTGCTGACGGGGATTCATAATAGCAGCAGTAATCTCTTCTACTGGGTAATAGCGTCTATTTCTATTGATCTCATCAGCTTCCTGCAAAATACCCTCTGCAATGACGAAACCATTCTTATTCTCACCAGTGATCTTGAACTCTATATCTGTACGAGTTTCCTCACAGATAATGCATCCAATGAGGTCTCCAAGTCCATTTTTGTTACTCACTTATATACACCCCTCACATAAGCCATTATATTATTGGAATGTAAGACATGTAAAGAACCTAGGGAACTCAATCCCTAGGTTCATGTATGAATTAAGAATGATCTTATTTCTTTTTCTTCTTGGAATCTTTCTTCTCGATAGCCTCAGGAGCTTCTTCCTCATGCTTCTCGTTGACTTCGACATCCTTGCCATCAAGCGGCTCGACGTTCTCTTCAACGACTTTCGGCTGCTCAGCAACTTCCTCGCCCTTGATAACTTCGACTCCATTGTTATTTACTTCAATAACCTCAGGAGCGGCCCCATCTTTCTTAGCGGCGCTGGTGATAACCTCTACGTTAACAGGCGGCTGACCCTCAACATCGGTCTCAAGAACAGCGTCCTGAGTAACAGCGGACGGACCATTGTCAGAATCAAAGTTTCCGAAATGGAGCGGAACGCGAGCACCATTAGCAAGAACCTCGGCAACCTTTGCTTTGTTCTCAAGGCACTTGAGGATAGCATCCGTATCAAGGACGATCTCCTTGCAGATACCAGCGAAAGAGCTATAACCAATAACAAACGGCTGATCGCACGTTACATCAACAATCTTTTTCATTGCCATACTAAATACACCTTCTCCTTTGTAGTCGGATAAAATTTTATTGCAATGTTTTGTTAATCGATCATATCGACCTGATCAACAATGTCTATGGGACTGAGCGGATCTTCTTCTGCTACAATATCAATCATATCAGAATCAGCAAGGTCTCCACGAAGAAGCTCTTCTTCAGATTCATCTTCGTCATCGAGATCTTTATCCACAATAGCCATGAGAGGATCCTCAATCAGGTCCTCATCATAGTGTCCATCTACCATATCTTCTGCATTCATTGTTTAGATAACTCCTTTCTCAGGAAATTTCTCTAATGGGTTGTGGGAACAGCATGCCTTGATCTTCGGGGTAGATATCTGCCTCTTCATCATAGCATGCCACTGTATCAATCATGAACCCCTCTTCATCGAGTCCAAGAGAGAACATGAGTTCATCGTTCTCATCTTTCCTCATATCTTCAAGAAGGTATTCGTCTACTGCTTGAGACATTATATATCCTCCTCATCGTGGATTATTAATGTGTCTTCACTTTCGTGTCATATAGCACTTATTCTGTACATCCCATGTATCATCCTTACTCTTATCAGTCATGCCATCTAAGAGTATCTTAGTCATGGCAAACATGAGCAATGGAATCTCATAGAACAGCTCATGGTTAGGACGATAGTCGATATCTCTTACAGAGTCTAATGCTGCTTTAGAGATATGATAGCTTAATCCATCCTTCATATAGCCAATGATGATGTTTCTGTAGATAGGATTGTTGATATCTTCCTCGTCATATAGCTCTCCATTGACTATACGGTCAAAGAGATCCATATCTAAGAAGTTGATAGGATGACAGAATGAATAGTTCTGCTTTAGGATAGACAATTCGAAGTATTCTTCTAGCCTATCTGTAAGCAAGCTATTCGGATCACAGATTCTTATCGGATATGCCGTATTCAAACTAAGCTCATGGTCATTCTCTTCAAAGTTGAGGAACAATGTTCTAGCATACTCTACAGAGAATGTACTAGACCTGAAAGTAGCTTGAGATAAGTATAGATAAGAGTCTGTAGAGCTATACATGATCTTATTCCTAATAAGGAACTCTACAAGGTATGGATCATAGACCAAGTAGTCATCATTATATAGGTAGACAAAGGTTTGGATGTTCTTCTTATAGAAGATATCGATATAGAACTGCCTAAGAGTTCCAATCATATCTGCAAGGGTATCCAATGCAGCCTTATCTTTATCTTCCATCAATGTAACAAAGTTGGTTCCTACATTACCAGGCATGTATTCAAACACTTTAACCGTTTGACGGTTGAGATGTTTGATAGCATCCATATCTGGTCTGTCTAAGATATAATGGATCCTATAGAAGTTTCCACCATTGTCGATAGTGTCTTTCTGAACCTCTGTTACCCTGAATACCATCTTGGCATCATCACCATATAACGATTTGATGGTGAAGTAATCATCTGCCGATGGGATGATCGTATTAGGAAGTATATAGGCATCTCCCTCAATAGGAGAAGACTCTGGCCCAAATTCTCCAATCTGAAGATCAATATGCATCTTGGTCAATCCATATATCTGGAAAGACTTGATCTTATTGAATCGCAATGGAGATTCTTCTCCTAATTGATCATACGCTTGTTCAGTTGCTAGGTCAAAAGTAGTACGTGTAGTACTAAGGTTCCAATAATCAACAGTTGTAGGTTTCTTATCAGTAAACTTGTAATATGGTACAGCTTTTTGAAACTTTTGTTGATATGCACTAATGATACTATCAGCTGTATCTCTATATGAGGTATTAGAGAAACCCATACATTAACCCTCCTAATCTGCCATGTTATTAAGATGTGATGGAGTAGGCTTGGATTAGAAAAAAGAAAGAAGGTTGCAATACAACCTTCTTCTATAAGTTTGCTATATCTCTTTTTATATCGTCTATAAGACTGCTATAGGTTATTATAGGATACATAGTCTCTTTTTCTAATTCAGAATGAGGTATATCTATATACTTAGCCTGATGGTGTAACAAGACTATCTTTCTACTATCTCCATATACTACTTGAGGTATATTAGTACCAAACTTCTGTTCATATGCCTTATTGTAGATATTTAAGGCTGCTAATCCATCATCGTTCATAACAGTTCCACATCTACTACAACAATACTTATGCTGAAACTTGTTTCTATTGTTGTTATCTACGTTACCGCACATAGGGCAGGTAGCAGAAGTATACAATGGAGATACTCTAACTACTTCTATTCCTAGTTCATTAACCTTAGCTACTATCAGTGCGAATAGTATATCTATTCTCATATCGGATAACCAAGAATCATCTCTTGGTTTAACCTTATCATAGCTATCAGTATAGAAGATAGGCTGATCTTCTAATGCTAGTATACTTAATGGAGGAAGCATCTCCACTATTATATCGGATAATATATCATACCGTATGAGAAACCAATCATATTTGCTGTATGGTATCTTATCTCTCATAAGTATAATCTTATCTCTCCACAGATTATATCTCTTTCTTCTAGACTTCTTACCATCATACTTCTTGGCACTCTTGATATACGATAATGCAAGATTACAGTCTGATATCTTCTTATCAAAATACATCCTGGATTCGTTATATATGGAAGATGGCCATCCTATATTGTAGAATCTACCATATGAATTATACATCGTGACAGGAAACCTGGTTCCCCAATCTATTGCAGTTATAAATGCGTTCTGTATCGGTTGTATCATATTCTATGCTCTTACTCCATTGAAAAATCATATCCCATACTCTAATGAGTATGGGAATAGTCCTCTTTTCTAGTTATATATTATAGAACTGAAGAGTTACCCATACCTCTGCTCTTCTATTCTAAGAAAAGAGGGCTTGTATTATGGTAGATAACAGCAAAGACTTGTCCCCATTGGTGAATCTAATGATTCATGAATATGACAAGAGATATGGATTAAAGTTGTTTGATAGACCCAATCCAAGAAAGTATACTGTCATTAAGAGGTTTGCTGAACAAGCAGCTAATGATATATCAAATATTATGAACCGATAATATTCTATATCATTCCATCATTTACCATATACACTCATCTCAAACCAGACTGTATGGGAGTCTG